TATCAAACACTGATTGTGTACCTTACTATATCAGAACAGGTACAGTGCATTACCTGTACTACTATGTCTTTGGGGAGATGGTAGAGCAAAGGGATATTATACATATTAAGTGTATTGGTTCAGATGGAGTTATAGGCAGGAATCCTATTGAAATAGCAAGAGAGGCTATCGGTGCAGGTCTTGCTCAGCAAAACTTTACTGGCTCAATGTATAAGAATGGATTAAACTTGCAAGGCACTCTTGAACATCCTGCTACTTTAAGTTCTACGGCACAGGAAAGGTTGAGAACCCAGATGAACAAGTTTAAAGGGAGTGCCAATGGAAATGATACTTTGATATTAGAAGAAGGTTTAAAATACAATTCTATAAGCCTTAGTCCTATTGACGCTCAATTTATAGAATCCAAAAAGTTTACTATTGAGGAAATAGCAAGGTTTTATGGAGTGCCATTACATAAAATTGGTAGCTTAGATAAAGCAACCAACAACAACATAGAACATCAAGACCTAGAATTTTACAAAAACTGTATAGCGTCTTGGGAAGAAAGGTTTGAGCAAGAGTTTAATAGAAAAATATTATTGCCAAGAGAAAAGTCTAACTACAAGCATCAGTTTGATAATTCTAGCTTGCTTAGAACAGATACCAAGGCAAGGATGGAATGGATTCAAGGGCTATTTAACAAAGGAGCAGTAACTCCAAACGAGATAAGGGTTATGGAGGGATTAAATGCAATAGACAATCCCAAAATGGATGAAACTTATATGCAATTAGCTATGAGTACTGTAAATAATTTAGAAACTAATAATGGCAGTGACGCTGCTGTTGTGTGATATGGAAAAAATTGAAAATAGAGCTTATAAATCAACCGCTACATACGAAGAAAGGGCTGAAGGGGACACTGTTAAAGGTGTTTTTGTAGGTTATCCAATTAGATTTAATGAATGGTCAGTGGATTTAGGTGGATTTAAAGAAATGATAGCAAACAGAGCATGGGACACTGCGGATACAAGCGAGTGCTTGGCTGTATTTAACCATGAAGAAGAAGCCTTATTGGGTACGGCAGATGCTGGAACATTAAGGTTTTATGTGGACAACGATGGAGTTAAAACCGAAATTGACAAAGCAAATACCACAATTAGTAGAGATTGCTCCGAATGGGTAAAAAGAGGTGAAATTAAGGGCCAATCATTTAAATTTGTAGTAATGGAAGATGAGTGGATATACAATGAAGATGAAGATATTTTACAAAGGGTAATTACTAGCTTAGGTAAAGTTTACGACACATCTTTAGTAACAAGACCAGCATACCCTACCACAAGTGTAGAGGGAAGAGGTGTAGATGTTGCCGAAATAAGAAGTAAGCTAATTGCAAAAAAAGAGGAGATGCAAGAAAGCACTCCCGACGACAGTGTATTCAGATTTTATGATTTAATAAACAAAACAAGACAAAGACAATGAACTTACTTGAAGCGAAACAAGAGCGTGCAAGGCTCATTACAGAGGAAAGGTCAGTTCTTGATAGTATTCAAGACAAGACCAAGGTCGATGCTGCAACGACTGAAAAATTAGAAAATTTAAGCATTGCTATACGTTCTGCTCAGATTGTCATGCAATCATTAGAGAGACAAGAAGAGGAGCAAAGAGGCATTGCTGATGCTAACCGCCAGAGAGAAATTCAAGAGCGTGCTGCTACTGACGAAAAAGGCATTCAAAGAATGGTAGAATCAACTTTCCGTAGCTATGTAAAAGGCGTTAAGCCTTCTGACCTTGGTCCAGAAGAGCAAGCATTATACAAAGAAGCTGTAAAACGTGGTCAAGTTGTTGGTGTAGATGCAAATGGTGGATTTTTAACTCCAGATTATTTTAGTTCAGAGGTTGTGAAATCTATGAAGTATTATGGCGGAGTTGAAGGTGTTGCAAGCATTGTTAGAACCAATGATGGCAATTCCCTATCATACCCTAAAAGAGATTCAACAAGCTTAAAGGCTGCTTTGGTTGCTGAGGTTGGAACTCCTGGCTCAACTACTTTGACTTATGGAAGAATGACTTTAGATGCTTACAAATATTCAACAGGAATATTTACAGTTTCTAACGAGTTAATCCAAGATTCTATTGTTAATGCTGAGCAAGAGATAATCGAAAGTTCTGCTGAATCTTTTGGTCGTGCTTTCAACGAAGCTTGGACAACTGGTAACGGAAGTTCTAAGCCTCTAGGCGTAATTGCTGGATTTGCCGCTTTGGGTTCTAATGCAGGAATTGGCAAGGTTGGTACTACTACTACTGGTATCACTTACGCTGAAATCGTAGATACAGCATATTCTTTGGATAAAGCTTATATGATGAATGCAACTTGGATGTTTAACCACAACACAGAGGCGGCTTTCCGTAAGATTGTAGATTCAACAGGTCAGCCACTTTGGTCTATGGGTGATTTCAGAAATGGTTCTCCAGACACAATTCTTGGCAGACCTTACGTTATCAATAACGACATGGCTGATTTTGGAGCAGGCCTTACTCCTATCGCGTTTGGAGACTTTAAGAGAGCTTACAAAATCCGTATGGTAAACGGAGTTGGCCTTAAAAGATTAAATGAGCTTTACGCTACTTCTGACGAGGTTGGGTTTGTTGCATTTATGAGAATGGATGCTGACATAGCTGACGTTAAAGCCTTGAAATTGTTTAAAGGTGCTGCATCATAATGAAAGTAAAATTTAAAGCTACCTTTTGTGGCATTAAAGATTATTATCAAGGACAAGAGTACGATGTCTCCGACTTGGAGGCATCTTCTCTTATCTCAAATGGCTTTGCCGAAGCTGTTGATAACAAAATCAAGACTGCAAAAGTGGAAATTAAAGCCCAAACGGCAAACAAGAAATTATGAAAGTAACAATAGTTGAATACGGAGATATTAAAGCTGGTAAAACTATAAAAGTTCCAGAAGATTTGGCTCAAACAATGATTGACGAAGGACAGGCGGTAGCATTTATTGAAACAATAGCAAAAGAAGATGTCAAGAGTAATAAAAGAAATAGGAACAAAGGCGGAAGTGATAACCTTGACGCAGGCGAAGAATTGGTTGAGGGTAACGAGGAATAACGAAGATTCGTTAATTCAAGGATTGCTTAATGCCTCAATACTTTGGGCTGATGGCGTCTGCAAAAGAACGTTTCCTAGAAACACCTATGAGGTGTATTTTGAATCTTTTCTTGACATATATTTGCCAAATGCTCCAATAGGCACAATAACCAGCTTATCCTATATTGCTGAGGGGGCTTCAACCTACACAGTAATAAATGCTACTGATTATTTGCTAGACAATGGTAAGATAGAGCCAACTATTCAATTTATAAATGAATACGAGTTTCCTCAATTAGCAAAAAGAATAGACGCATTAAAAGTAGTTTATACTGGCGGTTTTCAAACTTTGCCAGAAAATGTAAATACAGCTATAATGCTAAAGCTAAATTCTTTGTACGACAATAGAGCAGAGGAAAATAAAAGATTTTTAACTACTGCTGAATATTTACTAATGCCATATAGGATTTATAATGTATTATGAAAAACGCAGGAAGTATAGATACTTGGGTAGGATTTTATTCGCCAGTAGAAACGGCTGATTCTTTTGGTCAAACAAGAAAGACTTTCCAATTATTATTCGAGGATTGGGTTGAAAGAACAGATTTGGCTACTATAAAGGATTCTGAAAGAGTTATGAATAGTTCTCATAGAGTATCTTTTGGTATTACTCAATTTAGGATAAGGCATAGAACCGATATAAATGCCAAAATGAGAATTAAAGAAGATGATTTATGGTTTGAAATCGTAGGACAACCAATAGTAGATGGAAGAAATCATTGGGTATTAATAAACGCAGAGCAAAGAGACGATATATGAACTTCTCAATAGAACATGACTTTGATGATTTGTTTGAAAAAATGAATAACCAAAAGATATTCAATGCTAATACGTTTACAAGTATATTAAAAAAAACTGTAAAGCCATTAAAAGAAGAGTTAGACAAGAGTGGTCCAGATTCATTAAGAAGCTTTGCAAAAGGTAACGGCTCAAGTTATGACAGAGCAGCAGAAGCATCAAGGGCCAAGTACGGGGAGTTGCAAAAGGCAATAGGAATATATAAATCACGCATATTAAAAAACATTGGAGACCATGCGGTAAATGTTGGTTATTTAACAAGCAAGCAGGACAAAGCATTTGTAGCCCATTTTTTAAATTATGGGTGGGTAAATGCAAAAAGCGGAAAAAGGGTGAAGACCCAATGGGAGGGATGGATGCAGAGGGCAGAAGTTAAGACAATGCCTCTTATGAAAGAAATATTTGATAAGGAGGTTACAATGGTTTTTGAAACAGAAATGGCTAAGAAATTTGCCAAATCAAAAATGAGAAAAAAGAGGTGATAGAAGAAGGTATAGTAGCATTGTTAAAAGCAGATTCAGTCATTGACAATTATGTTGATGGAAGAATATACCCAATTCAATTTGCACAAGGCAACGAATATCCTATGATTACCTTAGTTACAACAGAACAGCCTCCTGTAAGCGGTCAAAATGGAATTTGTTTAAGAGAGTACGACTTTTTACTTTCAGTAGCTTCTACGCTGTATTCTGATTGTAGAAATATAGGAGAAAGGTTAATTGTTGTGCTTGATAAATATAAAGGGGCTATGGGCGGACTAAATGTTTCTAATTGTCGTTATCAAGGTACAGCAATGAACGTAAAAGAAAACGAAACAAATCTTTATCATATAGCATACGAGTTTAACATTTTAATAAATATATAAAAAACAAAAATTATGCCAATCGCAAACAAAATACTAGGTGCTAATGTGTTTCTTTACTACGATGGAGACCTTATTGGCTGTGCAAAAAGCATGACTGTAAATGCTACGAGAAAAGAGTTAGATGTGACTTGTTCTGACAGTGGAGCGAACGAACAAGCTGTGGTAGGTAAAGCAAAATATACTTGGGATATTGATATTTTGTGGAGACAAGCTTCTGGTGCAGATATTGGTGTTAACGTAACAGCTTATGACCTAGTTAAAGACTTTCAAGCTGGTACAGAAGTTACTATTGTAGATAAAAATAGCACACTATCTGCTGGAGAAGAAATTTATACAGGAGTAGGTTTCCTTACATCATTTAAAAAGAGTGCAGTGGTTGATTCAGTAGAATCCTTTACTTGTAGCGGATTTTTCAATACATTTACTGCTACTAAACAAACTACTCCTTAATTTATGATACCCAACAACCAGAACTACATGGAAGTAGAGATAGGTGGCCAGCTCCGTAAAATAAAAATGGGGATGGCTACCTGTCAAAAGGTTTCTAATTGGTACTTGAACTATCCTGAAGAAACTTACGACCCTATTAAAAGGCAATTAAAGATTGTTGCTTTTGGGTTACAACACAAAGAAAACGCATTGCCAGAGGGTTTTGACGAAGAGATGCTTGCTGACTGGATAGACGAACTAGACCAAGATGTTTGGGATAAAATAGAAGAATTTACCATGCAAGCATTGGGTTTTATGGTGGCGACAATAAACAACAAAGCCGAGAAGATGATGTACAAAGCGGAGGAGGAGAGCAAGTAGGATTTAGTGCTGTATTGCAAAAAGCCGCTTTGATGGGCTTTAATATTCAAAGCGATGATTTTTGGGAGTTAAGACCCGACAATTTTATTATAATGAGTAGGGCTTATGATATAAAGATACAGCAAGAATGGCTTCCGTTTAGAAGATTAATGAGCGTTATTGTCGCCTCACAAGGTGGGAAAGTTAAGGAAGAGGATTTTATATCTTTACCTTACTTTGATGGTCAAAGTGTAACAGAAAAGCCAATACTACTTACGGCAGAAGAAATAAAGCAAATAACAGAAGACCATTTAAGGATGGGCTTAATAAAAAAGAAGTAAATGGCTACCTTAAAGATAAGCACAAACGAACAAAACTTCATAGCAGGGCTTCAAAAGGCCTCTGGGGCAGTAGGTGCGTTTGCTGGAACAATGAACGTAAAATTGGCTAGTAGTTTTAAAGAGGCGGATTTTTACACAAAGAATTTTGAAAAAGGACTTGGCCGATTGGCTAATTCTTTAAAAACAACAGGGCAAGGTATGGCAATAGGCCTAACCTTGCCTTTGACTTTGTTGAGCAAATCGGCAAGTGATGCTTATGCAGAATTTGACGCATTAAGAAGGGCTTTAGCAACTGTTGAGCCTACAAGTCAAGGCCTTACATCTAAATTAAAAGAATTAAGAGAAGTTGCAAAAATGCCTGGAATTGGCTTTCAGGAGGCCATTCAGGGCGAGGTTAGGTTAAGGTCTGTTGGAATTAGTGCTGACCTGTCAATAAAGATATTAAAAGAGTTTGCCAATGCTGTTGCAATGACTGGCGGAGGAAAAGCACAATTAAATGAAATTACTGTACAGTTAGGGCAGATGGCCGCAAAAGGAAAGGTTTTAGCTCAAGACCTTAGACCTATAATTGAAGCAGCTCCTGCGGTTGCTACGGCCTTGAAAAATATGTTTGGCACTGTATCTTCAGAAGCTATTTCTGAGCAATTAGAAAAAACAGGGAAGTCAAGTACTGATATGATAACGATGCTGCTTACAGAAATGGGAAAAGCACCAAGGGTAACTGGTGGGTGGAAAAATTCATTAGAAAACTTAGGAGATACTTTATTTGTAGCTAAAGCAGAAATATTTGAGGTTGCTGATAATGTATTTGGGTTGCAGTCTAAATTAGA